ATTTTACAAAAAACCCTGAAGATAATAATAAGTTTCACAAGGCATATGCCTTTGCTATTCAGTCAGTTGCCGGAAAAATCTTAACATTTCATATAATGACTGATTATGGTATGTTAAGGTCAAGGGTTCCAATTTCTGAAATATTCATGGAAGAGCCTAAAAATGATATACCATTTCATTTTAAACAACTATGGGATTGTTTTTCTGAAAATGTGACTATAACCACTTATGATTATTTATATGAAAAAAGGTGTCAGGTTGTTCTAAGAGATGGGTCAAAGATTTGGGCAACATATCTTATGACAGTAGATTGGTATAGAAATTCATATTCTGATGAACCTTCTGATTATAAATGTGGTCATATTCTAATTGCCGATGATGGATATCTTTTATGTCAACCGAACAACAGAATTTATTGGAGAGACTCTAATTGGATTACAAATAAATTTCCAATAGACCCAAAAGAAATAAAAGTTGATACTGATTTACCATCAGTTGAAACTTTGTCTGATAGATGGGTGGCAGATAATGGTGATTGCTACTATTATAATATAAATGAAATTAAATAGTTCCATATTTATATGATATGGCAAATGGTAAAACATATGGTATAACTTTTCCATTTAGGGATTCATTTGATGGTAAGTATTTAGATTTAACTGACTACGATAACGAAGAAATAAGAAGTAATTTAATTCATTTGTTATTAACAAGAAAAGGAACTAGATATTTTTTGCCTGATTTTGGAACAAGATTATATGAATATATATTCGAACCACTTGACGGACCCACATTTAATCAAATAGAAGCGGAGATTAGGGATTCTGTTGAAACATATATTCCTAATCTTTTAATTAAGTCTATTTCGGTTTATGCTGCAATTGATGATTTAACTACGACAGTTACTACAGCAGGAACTTTAGATACAAATACCTATAATTTACCAGGCAGAAATGAGTATGAATATACCGCAAAAGTTAAAATTGACTACACTATTACAAATGGTGTATTTAATTCTAGTGACTTTTTAATTATTAATATATAAAAAATGGCAAAACAAATATCATATACAACAAGAGATTTCCAAGCAATTAGACAGGAGTTAATTAATTTTACCAAAACTTATTATCCTGATTTAGTAATTAATTTTAATGACGCAGCAATTTTTAGTGTGCTGATGGATTTAAATGCAGCGGTTACAGACAATCTTCATTATCATATAGATAGAAGTTTACAAGAAACAGTTTTGCAATATGCTCAACAAAGGTCTTCAATATATAATATTGCAAGAACTTATGGATTAAAGATACCTGGACAAAGACCATCAGTTGCTGAAGTTGAATTTTCTATAACAGTTCCAGCTTTTGGTGACAAAGAAGATTTAAGATATTGTGGCATTTTGAGAAGAGGTAGTCAGGTTATAGGTGCCGGTCAAGTTTTTGAAACCGTTTATGATATAAACTTTGCGTCTGATTTTGGAAGTGATGGTATTGTTAATAGATTAGTTATTCCTAACTATGATGCAGGTAATAAATTAATAAATTACACAATTGTTAAAAAAGAGCCTGTAGTAAATGGAGTCACTAAAGTTTTTAAAAAAACAATAACAAACACCGAATCAAGACCATTCTATGAAATATTTTTACCTGAAAAAAATGTACTAGGAGTTACAAGCGCATTATTAAAAGACGGAACAAACTATACAAATGTACCATCAGCACAAGAATTTTTAGGACTTGATAATAGATGGTATGAAGTACAGGCTTTGGCTGAAGATAGAATTTTTATTGAAGACCCAACTAAAGTTTCAGACACACCTGGAGTTAAAGTTGGTAGATATATTAAAACAAACGATAGATTTGTAACTGAATTTACACCTGAAGGATTTATGAAAGTTACTTTTGGTGGTGGTAATACATCATCCGATGAATTACTTAGAGATTTCGCATCAAATGGGGGACAATTAGATTTATCTAAATTTCAAAATAATTTTTCTTTGGGTTCTGTCCTAAAATCAAACTCTACACTTTTTATACAATATAGAATAGGTGGGGGGTTGGCCTCTAACGTAGGTGTAGGAATTATAACCAATGTAGGTACAGTTAACTTTGAAGTGACAGGACCATCATCAACAACAAACACAAGTGTAAAGAATTCATTATCTTGTAACAATACTACAGCGGCAATTGGGGGAGCTAATATTCCTACAGTAGAAGAAGTTAGAAATTTTGTTTCGTTTAATTTTGCAGCTCAAAATAGAGCGGTTACAGTTAATGATTATGAGGCGGTTATAAGAAATATGCCATCACAATTTGGGTCACCTGCAAAAGTGGCAATAACAGAGTTAGATAATAAAATAGTAATTAATGTATTATCTTATGATTCTAATGGAACTTTAACAAACAATGTTTCTAATACATTAAAACAAAATTTGGCTAATTATTTGTCTAACTATAGAATGTTAAATGACTATGTTTTAGTAAAATCTGCGGATGTAATTGATTTAAAATTTGAAATATCTGTAGTTCTAAATCCAAGTCAAAACCAAGGAATTGTAATTTCAAATATAATAACTAAAATTTCTGATTACATGAGCCCAATAACTAGACAAATGGGTCAAAATGTTAATGTGTCGGAAATTAAATTGTTAATACAACAAGAAAATGGTGTAATATCTATATCTGATTTTGCGGTCTTTAATAATGTCGGCGGACAGTATTCTTCATCTGAAACTTCCCAAAGATATCTTAATCCTGAAACAAGACAAATTGAATTAATTGATGATACGATTTTTGCTGAACCTAGCCAAGTCTATCAATTAAGATTCCCTAATAAGGACATATCAGTAAGGGTTAAAAATTTATCTACAGTCAATTTTACTTAATCATTTATTTTTATAAAAAATTAAGTAAACTATTTATCAAAAAAGTAGTTATGCCCAATTCTTTCAGAATAAGAACCGAACTAGGTTCTAATAAAGTTATTCCAATTAAATTAGACCAAGACTATGACACACTAAAAATTTTGTCATTAGCCATATTCCCAAATGACACTTACACAAGAACCTGTGCTGAATTTGGTGTAATTTGCGGTAGAGTTTTTTGTAATAAAGGATTGGGTTTACCCAATGTTAGAGTTTCTATATTTATACCTGCAAGTGACGAAGATGAAACCAATCCAATAATATCAACCTTATATCCATACAAAACTTTTTCAGATTTTAATGAAGATGGATACAAATATAACTTACTACCCTATACAAAATCACACTCAGGACACGTGCCTGTTGGAACTTTCCCCGATAGATTAGATGTTCTAACAAATCAATCAGTAATTGAAGTTTACGATAAGTACTACAAATATACATCTAAGACAAACGATGCTGGTGACTTTATGATTTTTGGTATACCTGTCGGACAACATGAAGTGTTTATGCAAGTTGACCTGTCTGATATTGGTGAGTTTTCTTTAACACCACAAGATTTGATAAGAATGGGTCTTGCAACTGAATCACAAGTTAACGGAACTAAATTTAAATTTTCAGAAAATTATAGCGAATTACCACAAATTATAACTTTAACAAAAACAATTCAGGTACCTCCGTTTTATGGGGATAAAGATATTTGTGACTACTACATAACAAGAGTGGATTTTGATTTAACTACAGAGGCAAGTGTTGAACTAAAACCCACCGCAGTTTTTATGGGGTCTTTAATTTCAACTGACGATAAGAAAAAACTAAAGAGAACTTGTAAAGTGCCAGTTAAACAAGGATGGTTGTGTGATTTAACAGTTGGTCCTGGCCAAATTGAATCAGTAAGACAAACGGTTTTAGTAGACTCCGATTCAAGACCGATTTTAGAAGAACATAGATTTGAAAATGATGGTAAATTAATAGATGAAAATGGTGTATGGTTAGTTGAAGTACCGATGAACCTAGATTTCGTATATACTGATGAAGATGGTAATCGTAAAATATCTAATGACGGGTCAATTGGTGTACCGACTAGAGGTAAAT